ATCAGAATTAAACATTATATTAAAAATATAGATATTTATATAGTTCGTTTAGAAAAGAATATAATTAAAATATTTTATAAATTAATAATTTATAAAAAACTGAGATTTTTAAACTTTCTTACCTGTATGTATCTATATTATTTAACCAATAACCAAAAATATATATTATTAATAATAAAAATAAATTAAATAATAAAATTTAATTTATTTATGTTATTTATTTTTTATCATCATCACCATCATTTACTCAACTTTCTTCCAAATAGATACATTTGGAAGAAAGTTGAGTGCTCTAAATAAATCTAATTGCATCTCCATAAATTTGAATATCATTAATTTTTATAAAATTTTGTGTAGATTTTGCTTGAATATTATGTTCTTTCAAATCATTAACACCCAAAATCAATGATAGTTGTATTTCCTAAAACTATAGAGTAGTCAATATTTCCTCTAAAGGCTCCAACACTGTAAGGATACTCATAGTTCAAAACATAATGATAAATATTAGTCATTTTTCCATTCCACATAACTTCAGAAGTCAAACCATGACATTCATCTAATTGGTCATTGGTAATTATATTACCATCTTTGTCATATGGACCATATATACCAAATCCATCCAAGGCATAACCAACTAATGGGGATGGATAAATATTTTTGTCGGTTTCACTAAGAAGACATTTCCAAGAATAAGCGTGTAAATGATACTGTTCGGCATAAGGATGACCAAAGCATTCGTCCAGCGGCAAGATAGAAACTGGATTATACCAACCACTGGAATCATTGGCAATCTCTGCATGCCAAACTGTTCCTGTGAGTGTAATTCCAAGAATTAGGTAATTGATTGGTTGTGGTATCGTATTGTATTTTGGATGTTTAGTGATTTTGAAATCAAAAATATATGGACTTATTCCAATTGCAGCTGCACTACTATAGTCTGAACCAGGTATTCCTGTTTTTGGATTGTGACCTCCTGGGGCAGCAGAATACCATTTATAAGCACGTGTTCCTTGTTGTACAGGAAAGATTCCCAATGATGTAGTTGGTATACCATTACCTTTAAAATAAAGATGATTATTATCTTCTGTAATAGAAAAAATGCTTCCTGTCGGATTATAATAGGTGGCAGATACGTTTCCATTAACGTAAGGTATCTTTGATATATCAATTGTATTCGTTTCTTGATCAAGCCATGGCCTATCACTTGTTTTTAGCCGTGTTGTATATCCTCCTAATATAGATTCAAAAAAAGGTCCTAAGTAGATGCCATTTTTTTGAGGAATAAACGGATTAAGATTTGGAGGAGAATTTTTCAATAAGTTTGTAATATTAGTTGATACACTTGTATTTATAGTTGACTCATAATTTGTTGTATCATTCGAAGATTTAGGCAATGCTTTAAATGCTGATATAAATGCATCTTTTGTTGCTAAATCACTTGCAATGGTATTTGAAAGCACTATAGTATCATTTAAGTTATTACCTGTTGCTGTTGCACTTGCTGTTGCTGATGAGGTTGCAGTTGAAAAAGGAAAATGTGTTTCCTTAACGAATGCTTCTACTTTTGCTTTACTTTCTGTTTTAAACGCCATTTTATAATATATATATAATATATATATGTAATCGGTTAATAATAATAAATTAAATAATAAAATTTAATTTATTTATGTTATTTATTTTTTATCATCTTTATCTTTCATCATTTACTCAACCTTCTTCCAAATATAACCATTATGAATTTCACCTGTCTCCAAACATTCTTGTAATTTAATTGTTGACATTTGAAATTGTTTTATAACATCCCTATTTGAATTATATATTTTTAATACATTATGTGTTTTTGGGTCAATTTGTTGTACTTTTTTACCTGTTGTATGCACAAATTTTTCTGGAAGTTTATTTGTTAATAAATATTCATTTTTCATCTCTTCGCTACAATCTTCAAAAAAATTCCAATAATGCCCGGATGATATAGATTGTTGTTGAATAGCACGCGTAAAAGAACGTGATTTCATATTACGTGCTTCTACAGCTTCTTTTTGTGTTGCAAAAACTTCTAAAATTTTAGTTTTTTTAATATTAATCATTGCAATATATTTAATATCAGGAGATTTGTGATTAGATTCTATTGTTTCTGGTATAGATGATGGAAGTTCTTCTGTTCTATTAAGGAATAACCATCTGAATCCTTTATAAATAGTATTATTTTTAGATGAATTCCTAAGAGGAACTGGAGAAATATGTAAATGTTCTAATTCTTTTGCGCGTTCTACATCTGATGGACTATCAAATATTTTAATTGGAATTGATAAATTATCTTGACTATATTGATATACTTTTGGAGTACGTATTCCATTTGAACGAACTTTTAATTGAAAATTTGTTTTTGTTAAATCTAATTCTTCATCAGATAAATAATTATCTTCTGTATCAGAAATTATTTTATTATCATTATCAATCAATATATTATTATGTAATTCTTGATTTTGTTCTAATATATTATTTTCAAATTTATATTTTATCATTTCAAATTCTAATTCTTTTTCTTTCAATTTCTTATCCTTTATTTCAGATTCGTATTTCATTTTTTCAGATTCATATTTCATTTTTTCAATTTCCATCTCCAATTGTTTTAATTTTATTTCTTCAATGTCTTTTTGATTAATGTCTTGATACAATTTTTTATTTTCATTAATAATTTTAATAAATTCTTTTATTTCATCATCAGTCACTAAATATGTTTCTTTCGATTCTGATCCATCTTTTTTTATTAATGGATAATAATAATTTTTAATATATTCATTATTATGTAAATATTTTTCAAACTTACGATAGTTATTAATTTCAATAATATCAATTATTATAATTTCAACATTATCAAATTGGCCATTCATATGACTCATTCTTTCTTTTATATTTTGAGTGGAACCAATTTTTACAATTTTTTTATCGTCTAAATATTTTAATCTACATAAATAAATTACATTTTTTTGATCATATGCTTTTATTAAATGTTTATGTGTAATTAAATCACAGTTTTGAATAATTAATTGTTTATCAACTTCATTTTCTTCCTTTAATTTATAAAACCCATTGATTCGGATTTCTTTAATTGTATTTATCATCCATTTTTGAAAAGTATGTGCAATTGGTTTTCTTGAACGTCCCAATAATCTATATAGACCTGTTTCTGTCAGAAATGTTGTTTTTTGAGGGCCTTTTATGGTATAGCTTAAATCTATAACTTTCTCATCATCAGTAAAATCTGATATACTATCATGTATATTAGAAATTTCTAATAAATTTGAAATTTGGTTTGCTTGGAATAAAGGATTCTCAAGAGTTCCTTGAATATTTATTTCAATTGTTTTATCTAATAGTTTAAATGCTTTTAAAATATCCATTTTATATTATAAAATATATTATTAGTATTTCTTTAAATACTTTTAACTCTTATTTTTAAAAGTATTTAATTATTTAAAAAATCTCATATCTTTTAAATTATTATAAAATTATAATAAATTTAAAAGATATAATTAACAATTTTATTTCCCAATAATTTCTAAATATTCTACGTAACTTATTTCACTATTATCATCCGTAAAATTAAAATCGTGTAATTTAGTCTTTCCCAACCATACATTCTTAACAATATCATTTGTCACTTTTTTATTATATTTTTCCGATAAATATTCTGCTAATTTTGTTGAACGTATTAATTTATCATTTAGTTTTTCACCGTTTATCTTTTTCTTCTTCCATGAAATGATTTCAATATAAACTGCATTATCTAAAGTCTTCTTTGTTTCAGATGTTTTTTGTGAACCAGATTTTTTATCTTGTTTTTCTGATAAATCTTTTTTAATTTTTGATGTATTACCATAATTGGGATGGTCAGTTGGAACCATCTCTTCGGCCCATATTCTTCTAATTATCTCACGATTACAATCATATTTTTGAGCAACATCTTTTTGAGGTTCTTTTCCTTTTAACTGAAATATCTCTTTTAGAATTTCATCTGTATATTTTTCACCTCTTTTTACTTTAGAGTTTGTAATAGATATTTTTGATTTGTGTTCATCAGACATTTCTTTACCATAATTTGGATTATTAACTCCTTTCATTGATTCAGATTTTTTTAGATAAAATTCTATTTTCTTTGTATTATTTTCTTCTTCAAGTATTTTATTTTTTTCATTAATCTTTAATAATAATCCTTCTTTTGGATTATCATAATCACATTCATTATAAACTTCTATTTGATGTTTTTCGCAATTTATAATTTTATAAAGTTCTTCTCTTTTTAAATGAATTTCATCAGTATATTTTTCAGAGTTTGTTAATGAAGTATTCAAATATTTTTCAAATGCACATATTTGATTATATTTAATAATTAGTCCATCTTTCAATAGTAATGTTAATTTTAGACAATCTTCAAAAGTATCTACATAATAATTATAATCACTTACTTTTCCAAATCCTAAAAACTTTTGAATTTCAGTAAGAATTTTAGGATGATTTTTTTGAGTTATCTTCATATAAACACCTTTTGTAAATCTTGGTTTATTATCATCTGATGTTTTATAAGATAAAAATATATGTCCTTCTGCGTCAAATAATCCCTGAATATATTCAATATTTAACCGTGAAATATCATATGTTTCATTTAATTTTTCTTCATTCTTATGTGAACATAATTTGTATAAATTTTCTTTTTCATCAATTTTATCAGGCTTATTTGCATATTTTTCAAATTCGTTTAAATAATTTATTTGTTCTACTTTGAGAATAATGTTTTGTAAAATATCATTTAATAAATATTCATATTCATTTGATCTGATAATAAGAGTATATGAATTTCTTTTATTATTTTTATCATAATATCCATATTCATTGAATATATCAGTCGTATATATTTTATTTTTTATGGGCTTTATAATGGTTCCACCATAATGATATTGTAAAATTTGAAGAATATTTGTTCGAGATTGTGTAAGTGAAATACCAGATTGATATCCATCTTTTATTTTTCTAATAAATATTGTTCCATCTCCATCTATTAAACCAGATATATATGATGGATGTAGTGGTTTAGTTTTGTATAATTCAAGTTTTTGTTTATTGTCTTCAATAATGTTCATTATAAATTTGTTTTAGTCTAATTATTTAATTAAGTAATTTAAATATATATTTGAAATAAATTATCAATTTTTAATATTTTTTTAATAATTTTATATATTTTTTTTAATAAGTTTATATATTTTTTTAATAATTTTATATATTTTTTTAATAAGTTTATATATTTTTATAGTTTCTCTAATTCTAATATTTTTTGTTTAGCTTCATTAAGTTTTTCTAATGCAGTAACTTTTTTACTTTTTGTTGTTGTCCAATATTTTTCTAATTTTGGATGTTTTTCAATTTTAAAAAAATCTCGTTTCATAACTTTATTTCCGTTTTTATCTTTTTCATATTCAACATAATAAACGACATGTTTTGGCATATCTTTTTGTTTAATTCCATCTGGTAAAGGTCGTGCATTACATTTTCTATTTCTTTTACATGTATTTTTATTTTGTTCACTTTGTGTAGCTAAACGAAGATTACATAATCTATTATCAAGTTTATTTTGATTAATATGATCAACCGACAATTGACCTTTTCCATTCCCATAATGATTCATTATAATTGCATGTAAATGGATTGGTTTACCTTTTCCATTTATTTTAAAATTATCTAATGGGTTTGAACTTTTAGTTAAATTCGTTGTAACATATCCTTGTAAATCAACATACCAACTTGTTGAAAATTTATTAATTATATCAATTGTATCAACGTCTATATATGAAAAAAAATTTTTATTACAATGTAAAATCACAAACTCATTATTATTTTCAATATCTTTAACAATCCAATGTTTATTTTTTTCAATATTTAATTTTGCATCTTTACCAGTACTTTGTATTTTACCAGAATATTCTTTTAATATTAGTAAATTATTATTTTTTGAAAAAAATAAATTTATATTAAAATTATTATCAGTTTCTGTATCCATTTCGTTGTTTAGTTTTAGTTTTAGTTTATTATTTTATTAATTGAAATAAAAAATAATTATGATTTTTATTAATCAATTTTTTTTAATTTATTATTAAAAAAGTAATTTAAAAAAAATAATAGAAAATATATTAATTACTGGTATTTACAAATGAAAAATAATAATGAATATAAATCAGATTATGATAATTTAAACAATTTAATATTTAAATGGTATAATAAAACAGAAACTCAAAAAAAAAATATAAGTATAAAAGAAGATTTAGAAAATTTTACTTATAGTAATAGTAAAGAATTTTATAAAGATAAAATATTTTTTTCTAAAAATGAAAATATTTTAGATGAATTAAAATTAACAATAGAATTTTGTGATGATAATGATGAATTATCAGATATTTGGAATTACTTACAATTCATGACATCATCGCATACAATCAGTAAAAATAATATACGGATTATAAAAATTTTATTAAAAGACTTAAATACAAATAAATATTTAGGTATATTAGAATTAAGTGGAGATTTTTATAATTTAGGAGATAGAGATAAATATATTGGTTGGAATGAAGAAACAAAAAAAAATAATTTAAAATATATCGTATGTTTATCAACATGTATTGGATTACAACCAATTGCACATAATTTAAATATAGGTAAATTATTGAGTCTTCTTGTTTTCTCTAAAGAAATAGAAGAATATTTTTATAATAAGTTTGGATATTATTATGTTGCAGTATCTACTACTTCTTTATTTGGTAAATCTATTCAATATGATAGATTAAAAGAATTAAAATTAATAGGATATACTAAAGGATATGGAATATCACAAATTCCAGATTATTTATATGAAGGGATGATACATTTTATGAAAAAATACTATTTAGACGATTATAAAAAAATTACAAATAGTAATAAAATGAGAAAAATTAATTTTATATCAAGATTATTTGGATATAAAGAAGATTTAATTTTTCATGGAAATAAAAGAGGTATATATTTTGGATATATAAACGAATTATCTAAAAATTTTTTAAATGGAAATATTAATGAATTTAATATAAATAATATTAGAACAGTAAATGAAATAATAGAATGGTGGAAAATTAGATGGGCAAAAAAAAGGTGGGAAAATCTATATTCAAATCATAAAATTAAATTAAAATATGAATTGAAGAATATGAGTATTAAAGAAAAATTTAATGAATATATTAAACAATACGTTTATAATAATTATCATACAAATGAAAATTTTAAAAGATGTATAAAAGAAAAAAATAGTAAATCTTATAATAATAATAAATTATTAAAAAATAAATTAGAAATATATAAAAAAAAAAGAACATTAAATTTTCATGAAATTATTGAGATTCTTAAATGGAAAGAAAAAAAAATTAATAATGAAAAATATTTTGACAATAAATTAATTTCTCATAAAAAAGTATCAATATATTTATCAAAAGAATATAATAAAAATATTACTGAAGAAATGATTAAATATTATTGGAACGGTAGAGTGATGTTACATATTGAAGAGTTTAAAGATGAATATAATGATAATTATATTGAAAAATATGATTGGTATAAAAATTTATTAAATAATATCTAATAAATTTATTTTTCAGTTATGAAAATTAATACTAATATGTTTTTATAATTTTATTACAATAATATTTTTTAATAAGGTATAAATACAATAATAAATATTGTATAATACGATTAATTTGAGTAAGCTAAACCGCCCCGTATGCGACTAATTGCATTTCTGCTATTATACGGACTATACCTTAAGCTATCACAAGAATTTGCTAAATTCTTCAAGCCCATTTCATTGTAGTCTCTGAACCTTCTCCATATGCTTGCAATGGTGCACTTAGGAGCTTGGCTGCGGATTATCCAATCCTTTTCGTTATTACTATGCCTCAGGTCATTACCCCAGGTATTTATTACACTTTCATGCAATAAAGTAGTAGAAAAGGCTATCAGGAAGTTCCCGCAATTTAGAAATGTTGCCTCAAAATAACTATTAAATAGTCAAACTGAGACTAGCTGGTTACATAATACATTGAACATTAGTGTTTGAATAAATGTTTTCATGTATATTTGCATTACACTGTTTATCCAATTTAGTATGCAAATAACTAAACTGGCAGCCAACTGTTCGGCACAGGTGATTGACATAAATTCATTTTTTAACAATGAATTATTTGTAAAATCATATTTAATGCCGCTCATTATTCTTAGAACGTTGTAGTTAGTGGCGTAAACACGGATCTTTGATCCAAGTGCTGCCTTAGGGGTAAGCTGTAGTTGAAGAACAGCGTTATCAATTCTGCTCATGTTGCAAGTTCCAGAAGGTTGGTGATCTTCAGGCTTTAGTGCAAAAGAGTAGACGTTGATACCAGTAACTGGAATGTTGGTGTGGTGTTGGTATGGTTGGACCAAGTTGAAGTAAGATCCAAGTCTTTCTTGGAATCTATCGTGTCCGTTAAGTTGGAGCTTAGCACGAACAACTGGGTTTCTTCCAGCATTGATAGGACCAAAACCAGCATGGTCAGAGTAGTCACCTGCAGTGGTGATAGCTCCGAAATCAGTTGGTGCCAAGTTATTGGCGTTAGGACCAGGACCAGCTGGAAGGTTAACACCTCTGATTTGGGCATTGGTGGTTCCGTTGCTAATTCCTCCAGCACCTACTTGAAGACCAGCTTGTTGTAGGTAAGCAAGGTATTCAGCATCAAGTGCAGATGTTCCAACAAATGGGAAGACGTTAGTAGAATCTTCAACATTAGTGAAAACAAGTTGGCTTGGATCAGGAAGACCAGAACTATTAACGTTGTTGTATCCAGAGTCAGCGTCAAAATCATCTGTGTAGTTGTTCCATTGGTTGTATCCAAGTTTAACAACATCATCTCTCTGAACAACCCATATTAGTTCTTTTACTGGGTGATTAAGGTTAAGCTTAACCTTCACGTTGGTATTTACCGTACTCTCGTCGCCGGTAAATTGGAGTTGTTCTATCAAATATTCATGTGAGGTCTGGGCAAATCTGCGTCTTTCGTCAGTATCAAGGTAGATATAGTCGATAAACAAGGTAGCATATTCAAGAGATGGAACACAGAAAGCATCAAGATTTCCGTTAACTGATACACCACAACTGTTAAGAGAACCAGAAGTAGATACGTAGCATTCAGCCTTGGGTCTAAATTCAAGTTCGATCTTGACTTCGTGGTATTGAAGGGCAATAAGAGGAAGAGCAAGTCCAGGGTTTCTGCAGAACCAGAATTGGAATGGAACATAAAGGGTAGTGGCTTCAGTTCTGTTAAGCCCAGTTCCAGTAAGGGCAACAGTGTTACCAACCATGTTGTCATAACCAGCCTTAAGTCCAGATGGAATAGTAAGTTCATTCCAGATAGTGAGCCAGTCACCGTATTGCTTGTCAATTCTTTGTCCTCCAATTTGGACTTCAACGGACTTGATAAGGAAGTGTCCAATGTAGTTGACCCATCTAAAGTAGGCAGATGAAACAGTTGCTTCAACACGTGGAAGAGTAACTTGCAAGTAAACTCTGTGGATAAGATCACCGTTTCTTGAAACAGTGCAGGTAACTTTCTTACCGAAATCGGCAGTTCCGTTAAAGGTCTGTTCGATGGCTTCCATTGAGAAGTTAGTGTGTCTTCTGTATACTACCTTGAAAAAAGTAATTTGAGGATTTCCAGTTAAATAAACATCCTGCGCTCCATAAGCGACCAGTTGCATGAGGCCCCCTGTCATTTTTTATATAATTAATACTTAGATTATTTTTTTAATGAATTAAATTTATTAATTTATTAAAAAATTATTTTTTAAATTATCTAATATATTAAATTTTAAATACTTATCATTAATACATTGATATTTATATATTTTTAAAAATAAATAAATATTTTTATATTATTATATTTATAATATTAAATTCTATATGTAAATATTTTTTTTTAGATAAAATTTAAATTAAATTAAAAATTAAAATTAAAATCAGATTTTTCTTAGGTTTTTAAATAATTTTATAAAATCTATTTTTTCTTAGGTTTTTAAATAATTTTATAAAATCAGATTTTTCTTAAGTTTTCATAATTCTTCAGTTTTCTTATCAAAAAACAAATGTCTAACCGTCACTGTTTTATCAATACCATTTATTTCATTTTCTATATAAGATTGTATTTCATTATTTAAAGTTTCTAATCTCATTTTCCATTCAATCTTCTTATCCTTTTTAATTATACTTAATCCTTTTTTATCTAATCCCCAACAAGATGTTATTTTTTTATTATTTTCATTAACATATTCATCAGGATTAAACCGTATAAAAATAACTGGTCTATGTCCTAAATCTTTTGATATTTCCATTAATCTTTTATTTTCACAAATACTTTCATAACCAGTATGTTGACTTTCATCAATTTCTATAATTAAAACTTTAATTCCTAAGTCAAGTAACATATCAGGGCGTCTTTTAGAACATCCATCTTGTATTTTCTTATCTGTTATCCATGTATAATCTTTAAACGATTCTTTAATATAGTCAGTAATATGGGTTTCCTTTGTTTTATAGTTTCGTGATATCTTTTCATCTGGAAATAGATTAATAAAACAATACATACAATATCCATTAAATTTATTAGAAGCTCTTACTGTGCATAAATGTGTTTTACATAATACATGTACTGCGTCAACCATTTCAGTATTTGAATGTTCATAACAATATAATGCACATTGTTTACCATAATAATTAAAATATGCTCTTTTAATACATCATTCAATAATACATGCCTTACGAGTAATATCTTTCATACCTTTTAATGCATGTTTTCCACAATAAATTGGTTTATCTTCTGTATCATAATTAAATCTGGATATTATCTTGCATTCATTTTCAATACATAATTTCCATTTTAATGGAATCATTCCATCTAATGCATGTTTTTTACAGAATCGTACTTTCTTTTCCCCTTCATAATTATACCATGCATTTTCATCACATTCATCATTTTCACATATATCCATATATATATTTATCATGTCTTCTGTTGAACATTCTTTACAATAAAGAGGCTTTCCTTTACCAGAATTATTAAAAGATGGTCTTTTTTTATTACATGATTTACATAAAGAATCCTTTACATTAATCATTCCTTCTAAAGCACATCCCTTGCAAAATCGCCCTTTCTTAAATTCTGGATAATTGTAAAATGGTCTTGTAATATTACATGTTTCACATTTTTGTCCATATATATTTACCATTTCATCCGTTTTACATGTCCCGCAATAAAGTGGTTTTTCTCCTTCTATATTAAAAATTGCGGATACTTTGTTACATGTTATACATATCTTGTGATGTAAATCAGTAACATCTAATTTCGCAGATTTTGAACATTCTCCACAATATTCTTTTTTAGAAGAACCATTTAATCCAAATAGTGCTGAATTTTTATTACACGATATGCATTTCTTATGTGATACATCAACAAAACCAGTATTATATTTATCTGCACATGATTTACAATGTGTAGGTGTTTTTGCATTTGAATTGTTCAAAACAAAACTTGCAATCTGAGTTTTACAATCTTTGCACATATGTCCATTTATACATATCATTCCATTTTCAGAATGTTCTTTACAACGAATACCTTTTTTAAGTTTTCTATCAGAATAATTAAAATTTGCATTTTTACAACACATTGATTCACTTTTTGTTAAACCGTTTTCATTAATTACTTCTGAACAATATCCATGTTTAAAATTTACTATTTTATTAGTATCTGTTTCTTTTCCTTTTGAACATCCACTACAAAAACGTGGGATTCCATCATTTATATAACCAAATGATGATGTTTTATTGCATGTTTTACCGTTTTCTAAAATTTCTGAACAATACTTCATTTATTTTGTTTTTTGTTATAATAATTTATTAAAAAATATTTATATCAAATATTATTATTTTGAATTATAATTCATTTTTTTTTAATTTATTATTAAATCAAAAAATAAGTAAATTAAAAGATATTTAAAGTGATATTATATATTAAATAATATATTAAACATTTTAAATTTTCAAACAATAATAACTAATAAATAAAAATGAAGTTTATTATTTTTTTATTCTTTACATATTTTTTAAAAATCGTTTCTATTAAAACTGCTAAACCAAAACTATGTATCAATTGTAAACATTTTATACCAGATGATGATACAGGAGAATTTAGTAGGTGTTCCTTTTTTCCACATGTTCATAGTAAAATAAATTATTTAGTTAATGGTATTAATAAGATTGATAAAGGGGATTTTTATTATTGTTCTACAGCAAGAACTTCAGATAATATGTGTGGAATAGAGGGTAAATCATATGTAAAAAAGAGGATAATTATTAAAAAGAATGATGATATATTAAAAAGAATAATGATAAATAAAAAAAACTAAATAAATTATTATTATAAAATTAAAATAAATTGATTTATAAAAATTGTTAATTTTAATAACATATTAAAAATAATATTATGAATCACGAAATTACAGTAGGTAAAATTTTACAAACAAAATATAACTGTAGAGTTATAATAAATGAAGATAAAAACATATGTTTATATTGTGCACTTGATATAGGAAAATTATTAAATCTAAAAAATATAAGATATAATATTTTAAATTATAAAAATAAAATTCAAATTAAAACATCAACTAATGGCGGAATACAAAATCTTACATATATTAATTATAATGATTTATTGAGAATATTTTGTAAAACAAGAAAACCTAATATAATTGAATTAGCACAAGAGTTAAATATAAATCTAAATAATGATATTTATACATATATTGAAACAAATACATTAAAATGTATATTAGATGCATTTAATGGAGAAGAAATGATACAGCAATATAAAGTTAAGCAGTATTTTATTGATTTATACTTTCCTAAATATAAATTGGCAATTGAATGTGATGAATCTGGTCATTATAGAGATATTATGAAAAATAATGATATTATTCGAGAAAATGACATTAAAACAGAAATTAAAGATATATATTTTATAAGATATCGGCCTGAAGAAAAAGATTTTAATATATTTAATTTGGTAAATCAAATTTATCAATTTATTAGATTAAAGTAATTTATATAAAAATAAATCAATTAAAAATGTTTAATAAATTGATTTAAAGACATGTTATTATATATAATATATAAAAATGGATATATTACGCGCGTTTAAACTTTATGATGAAACTATTGAAATAAATATTCAAGGAACTATTGAAAACCCTTTATTTCAAGCAAATCAAATCGGTAAATTACTTGATATTAAAAATATTAGAGATAGTATTATTGATTTTAAAGAAGATGAAAAGCGTGTAGACCTAATCTACACGTCAACCGGATTAAAAGAAACAAACTTTTTAACAGAAATCGGTCTATATAAATTATTAGGTCGTTCAAGAAAACCAATCGCACATACTTTTCAATCATGGATGATAAATACAATTAAACAAATAAGAATTGATGGTTTTTATAAACTAAAAGAAGAGAATGAAGTTGACAAACAGTTAATCATAAGTAATTGTGACTTAATTGTTCATAAAAATTTAATAAAAGCATATGACCAAAAAAACGTAGTTTATATATGTAAATTACGTAATATTGATGACAAAAAATTAATAAAAATTGGTTCAACACAAAATATTAAGGAAAGAATGAGTCATATGAATGGACAATACGATAATATTTTAACGTCTTTAATTGATATAGTTGAAATAAATAATTATAGAAAGTTTGAAAAATATCTACATAATAATGATTATATTAAAAATTATTATTATAAAATATTACGAAAAGATGGTGTTGAATCAAAAGAGACTTATTTGGTAAATGACGCAGAATTAGAATATATTTTGAAAATAATTAATGAAAATAAAAAAAATTATCAGGATGTTGATTTAATTAAGGCAGAAGAATTAAAATTACAATATATTGATAAAGAGGTTGAAAAAGAAAATATATCGTTAGAAAAAGAACAAATATCTTTAGAAAAAGAAAAATTATTATTAGAAAAGGAAAAAATATTACTTGAAAAAGAATTAGCTTTAATTAAACAGAAAGAATTAGAACTTGAAATTAAAAAATTTAATTTAGAGAATAACATTAAAAATACATTTGAACAGCCTTTAGAATCAGAAATTCACGATAATACTATAAATAGTTCTGAATTATCTGATTCAGATTCAAATTATTATTCTGAAGAAGAGATAGACCTAACTAAAATAAATTTTTATTCTAAAAAAATGAAAGTTAGTAAAAGAGCACCAAAAGTTTATCAATATAATCCAGATAATTTAGAAATACCTATTAATTTATATGAAAGTCCATCAGAAGTAGAATGTTCAAAAGAATTAAAACATCTTGGAATATCACCTGTTCCATTACGTAATTCTTCTAAGAATAATACTATTTATAAAGGATATAGGTGGTTATTCCTTAATAGAACTGAATTACCTCCTGAAAAAATACCTGAAACACATCAAAGTAGTCATTCATCTCCCCAAATTAAATTATTGGCAATGATTGACGTTAAAAAAACAAAAATATTGAATGTTTTTTCATCGCAAAAAGAAGCGGTTGAAGCACGTAATATGAAATCAAATTCTTTTACACGTGCTATTCAACAATATAGTATTTCATCAGGCCATTATTGGAAATTCTTTGAAGATTGTCCTCAGGAGTGGCAAGATGAATACTTAAAAACAAATAAATTACCTGAAAAACAGAGGTCGTCTTCAGGAAAAGGTGTTCAACAAATATGTCCTACAACAATGAATGTTCTTAAGATTTATCCTTCAAATAGGGATGTTGTTAAAGAATTTAAAATGTCGTCGGTTAAATTGCGTGAATCTATGAAAACGGGTGAAATTCATAATGGTTATATTTGGAAGAGTGTTTTATAACTTACTTTAAATTTTTTTACACATATATTTAAAATTATTTTTTGGAATAAAAGTTTCTGGTAAAACATACGGCAAACTTTCTGCATAAATTATTTTTAAATATCTATTTTTTACAGTTTTATCATCTTTTTTATATAAATCGGATATTGAAAAATATTTTTTTACGTCTTTTAATTTTAAATTATCAATCTTTATAACTTTAATTGTTAAATTTCTATTTAACAATATTTCAGATTCATAATCAACGGATTTAATTATATTTTTTTGAATCGTAGATATTTTTCCTATATTTTTATCTTCAAAGAGCCAGTCTGATAAATATATACCTGGAACATTATGTTCTTTTTTAATACGTATGATCATAAATATTGGATTTTCATAAAAATTTATAAAATTAAAAGCTGTTTTAATATTAAATGATGTTGATATATAATTTTTAAATGTAAAATCATTATTTATATTTAATTTTATTTTATTATTTTTTATATATTTAGAACTAAAAGCCATATTATTAAATATACTGTTAAATGTTTTTCTATCACTTTTATTATTTATATTCATACCTCTAAATAATATACAGTCTGCTAACTTAAGTTCATCATAATATTTATTAAATATTTTATCAATATTATTTATATTTTTTAAAATAATATTTTTTTTGAAATCTGATATTTTTTTTGTATTATCTGGAAATAAATATATAGGCTTCGTATTTATAAGAGTTTTATTAAAAATATTTTTAGTATCATCATTATAATTGCTAAAAAAATATATAAATGGGAATGATTCTTCTATTAAAATTTTATTTATCAAATAGTATCCATTTAATTTATAATTGCATAATGATTTATATAAATCTTTTTCCTTTATTATTTTTTTTAAAATTTTTATATTATATATATACCAGTCAAATTTATTTGGATAACAATCTTTGTATTCAATATCATTATTAAAATTAGAGTGAATATTTTTAATAATTTTTTTTATATAATTCACAATATTTTTAACTTTTAAAATTTTTTGATTTATATCCATATACTTATAATATATATTTTATATGAATCATATTATTGGAAATTTCAATTTTGAAATGATTTTAAATTCAAATAATGAATTATAAAAGTAAAAATAAACTGTTATAAAAAATTCTTTAAATTTTATTAAAAAATATTTATAAAAAGTATTATAAAATGTTTATGTAATGGGATTAAGTTTATGTTTAAATTATTAAAATAATAAAGAATTATTAAAAATCTATTATAACAAAAAATAATAGAATTAATCCTTTACATAAATATTTTATAATACCACTTTATATAATTATTTTTAATTAATTTTAATTATTTATTCAAAATATATATATATATATATATTAAGTCATAGAAAAATAAAAAATTATAATTTATAAATTAATTATTTAATTCATAAATTTATATTAAACATAAGTATTTAATAATATGTTTAGTTTTTAT